GCGGGAACGGGAGGCCGCCGCATCCCTTTGTCGTCGGTCAGACGATAGACAATGCGATCCGCGCTTTGCGCCGCATAACCAAAGACACCCCGAAATTCTAACTCAAAACATCTATCATCATGTGGTTTACAACAAAAGTTCGTTATGAAAAGACGAGAGAGAACGGTTCTCTGAAAACCATCACGGAGCCGTATTTGGTCGATGCCCTTTCATTCACGGAGGCAGAGGCCCGCATCACCAACGAGATGATGCCCTATACGTCGGGAGCATTCTCGGTATCGGCCGTGAAGCGCAGCAACATCTCGGAAATCTTTTGGGATGAGAACGGCGATCACTTCTACAAGGCCAAGATCAACCTCATCACGCTCGACGAAAATACGGGCGCAGAGCGCAAGAAAGCGATCTATATCCTCGTACAGGCATCCGACCTGAATCAAGCCGCCAAGAACCTCGCCGAGGGTATGAGAGGTACAGTATCGGATTATGAGGTCGCCTCCATCGTCAAGACCCCGATTGTCGATGCCTATAAAATCGCCGAGAAATGAACGCGCGGCAATTCTTCGACAAAGTAGCTCTCATGCGGAAGCTGCAAAAGGAGTATTTCCGCACTCGGTCGAAAACCGCGCTCAATCAGAGTAAGGCGGTCGAGCGGGAAGTCGATGCCGAGATTGCGCGGGTGCATGACGCGCTCGGCACTCCGGCGACCAAGCAACCCGAACAACGGAACATATTTGAGGAGGGCGCATCATGGTAGGGCTGGCAGAGGTATTCATGGATTTGGAGCGGGTCATAAATTCCCTGATCTCATGGGTATATCAACGCCCACAATGCGGATGGGGTTATATCGAAACCCGCCGTCCCTGCAAAGGTTATCCGAAGAGGTCGTTTTGGCAGCGAATACGCTCGAATCCGATGCGACGCAATTACCATTAAGGCCGACAGTAGATAATGTAAAATACCCGCATTTCCGCGCGAAATAGCAATAAGTTTTGAATCATGGAAACAACCTACAATAAAGACATAGCTCATTGCAGCGGCTATTGCTGCCTGTTGAGCGACCAATGCCGGAGGTATCATCTCTTCCGCGCATGGGAGCGGCGTAAATTGCCGCCCGCTCCGTTTATTATGGCATGCTTCGATATGGATACCGAAACATGCCCGAATTTCCTCCATTTGGAACAAACGACACCACGAAAAATGGAAAAGAAGAAAATCGTCATCACCTTGTCGCGGGTGTTCCCGACGACGCATAGCCGGAAAGGCCAGCCGACTGGCTTCAAGGAAAAGCTCGCATCAGGCTGTAAGTTGCATACCATCCGAGGCAATTTCGACCAATGGAACGCCATCGCGGAGAAGATGCAACGGGGCGGCTATTGCCTCTCGATCCGCCAATGGTCGGGACGCCCGTACAACTCGCCGCAGGTAGAAATTGCCCACCTCGACCAGCCTATCGGCATCCAGCGGATAGAGCTGCATTATCATAGCGAAAACGATACGATCACCGCCCGCATCGACGGTCGGGAATGGATCGACGCGGACTGCTATGAAATCGCCAAAAACGACGGACTGAATACAACCGACTTCAAAGAGTGGTTCTTCGGCCGACACCCGAAAGGGGATAAAGTTTTTCACGGCGTCATCATCCATTTCACGGATTTTCGGTATTGATATGAGGCATCAGGAAAGCATCATCCAGCAGACCTGCGTCCGTTGGTTCCGAATGAAATACCCGCAGCTCGCCTTGCTCCTCTTCGCCGTCCCGAACGGCGGGGCACGGCTTCGATCCGAGGCGGCGATCATGAAAGCCGAGGGAACGATGAAAGGCGTCGCCGACCTCCTGCTCCTGTTCCCGGCAAAGCGGTTTCACGGCTTATGTATTGAGATGAAGACCCCGACGGGCCGACAGCAACCATCGCAAAAGGCATGGCAGGAGCGGGCGGAATGGGCCGGATACAAGTATGTCATCTGCCGCTCTTTTGACGAGTTCATGGCCGAAATCGACGCTTATTTGAAGTAAACTTTATTTTTTTGCCTTAATAGCTACCTATTAGGTACTATTTTTATACCTTTGTGGTATCTATCTTAAAAATGAACAGTTATGAGTAAAGAGAACAAGCCTCTGAAAGCCATCGACGCCGACTTCGTCTCGCTGGAATTGGATCGGTTGGAGCTGAACGAGGGTCAGCTCGACGGCCTCCCCGCGAATCCCCGCGAGATATTGGAGACGAAGCTCGACCTTCTGAAAAAGGATATTCAGGCATACCCCGAACTGATGAAATACCGTATGCTGCTGGTATATCCGCTCGACAACGGCAAGTATATCATCATCGGCGGCAATATGCGCTATCGAGCCATGCTCGACCTCGGCTACAAGGATGCCCCGTGCGTCATCATCCCGAAAGAAACCTCCATTGAAAAGCTGAAAGCCTACACGATTCTCGATAACTCCGGCTTCGGTCGGTGGGAGTGGTCGATGCTGGCGAACGAATGGGACGCCGATGCTTTGGCCGCATGGGGCCTCGATCTGCCGATGAATGAAAGCGAGATCGACGTAGATAGCTTTTTCGACAAGCTTGACAAGGAGGCCGAGAAAGACAAGGGCGAGAAGATCACCGTCTCGATTCCCGATGAGTATGCCGACCAAAAGGAGGAGATCAAATCCCGTATCGAGGCAACGCTCATGGGCGAGTTCGAGGGCATCAAGATCAAGTGATGAAAATCCATCTCGCAGGCAACAATCCCTATCCGGGCATAATCCTGATCCGCTTGTATGAGAGCTGGATCGGCGAACGTCTCGGAAAATTCGGGGGGGGGTATTTAACGACCTGTATTTCAGAGTATTTGAATAGAATACCTCTTAAAGAGATTAACAAGGATGCTATGAGGATATTTCTTGCCGGAGGAATTTCAGGCAACCTCCGCGAATTTTGGCAAAAGGTTATGAAAGTTTACTGTGCATCGCCCAACAGCCGCAAAGAAGTCATCGAAGCGATGAACAGCTTTCTCGCGGGCGACAAGGACAAAATAATGCGGGAATCCATCTACGGAGCGGACTTCTTCGTCGGGGACGGGGATAGCACCCTATCAGGTATCAATGTCCTCGAAAGCTACTACTACCTGCGGAAGAACGAGGATTTCATGCCTCTCGTCAGGCATTTCGGGTCATTCCTGCTCGATAGCGGGGCTTATACGTTCATGGCCGGTTCCCACAAGGGCGGCTGTGATTGGGATGCCTATGTATCGGAGTATGCCGACTTCATCAACCGCTTCGACGTAAAACTCTTTTTCGAGTTGGATATTGACAGCGTCGTCGGGCTGGCGGAGGTCGAGCGGTTGCGGCACAAGCTCGAAAGGATGACGGGCAAGAAGCCCATCCCCGTATGGCACAAGAACCGAGGCAAGGAGTATTTCGTCAAGATGTGCGAGGAATACCCCTATGTCGCCATCGGAGGCATCGTAACGAAAGAAATTCCCCGCAAAGTCTATGAGACGGCGTTTCCGTGGTTCATCAACACCGCCCACAAGCACAAGGCGAAGATTCACGGGCTGGGATACACCACCGTCGCCAACCTGCAAAAGTATCGGTTCGATTCGGTCGATAGCACCGCATGGCTCTACGGCAATCGCGGCGGCTACATCTGCAAGTTCAACCCGCGCACCGGATTGATGGAGCAGATGAGCAAAGAGGGATGCAGGCTCAAATCGAGAGAGGGCGCGGTAAACAACTTCAACGAGTGGGTCAAGCTCAGCCGATACGCCGAAAAATTCCTGTAATTCCGATTCTTACTTAAAAAGCAACAAGGATATGAAAGATTCTGTCATCATCGTATCGGGAGGCATGGATAGCATCACCCTCCTGCATGAAAAGGCCGAGGAAATCGCATTGGCCGTAACGTTCGACTATGGGAGCAACCACAACAAGCGCGAGGCCGAGTGCGCCGCGCGGCATTGCCAGCAGCTCGGCATCGAACACATCATCATCCCGCTTGCATTCATCGGTCAGTATTTCAAATCCTCGCTTTTGGAGGGCGCGGACGCCGTGCCGGAGGGCCATTATGAGGCCGAAAACATGAAATCGACCGTCGTGCCGTTCCGCAATGGCATCATGCTTTCTGTGGCCTGCGGGCTTGCCGAAAGCAGAAAGTTGAGCAAGGTACTCATCGCCAATCACGGCGGCGACCATGCGATCTATCCCGATTGCCGCGCGGGATTCGTGCATTCCATGTCGGAGGCCATGCGGCACGGCACCTACATCGGGGTACAGATCGACGCGCCCTATACAGGCATCAGCAAATCCGACATCGCCCGCATCGGCAAACGGCTCGGTCTCGACTACTCCACGACCTACTCCTGCTACAAGGGCGGCGAAAAGCATTGCGGCAAGTGCGGGACATGCGTCGAGCGCAAGGAAGCCCTCCGAGATGCCGGAATCGAAGATACGACGGAGTATGAAACGGAATGACGCCAATCTCATCACGCTGAATGTCGTGTTTGTCGTGTGCCTGATCGTGGCGAACGTCGTTACGAGCAAGGTTCTCGATACCGGCATCCATATCGGCGGGGTTCCGATTCTCATTCCGGGCGCGGCTTTGACCTATGCCATGACTTTCCTATGTACGGATGTCATCGGCGAGATATGGGGCAAAAAAGAGGCGAACAAGGCCGTTATCAGGGGCTTTGTAGCCCAACTTGTCGCCCTCGTCCTGATTATCCTGACGATGTATCTCCCCGCCTATGACGAGGAAATGCAACGGGCCTACCGGATGCTGCTCGGTCAGACGCCGGTATTCGTATTCGGGTCGCTGGTCGCCTATCTATGCTCCCAAAGCTGGGATGTATGGATATTCCACAAGATACGAGGACGGTTCTGCGGCAATCCCAAACGGCGGTGGATATGGAACAACGCATCGACCCTGACCTCGCAGATCATCGACACGGCGATTTATATCTCAATCGCATTCGGCATCGGTCTCGGATGGTTCATGCAGGAGGGCGGCATGATGCTCGTCCTCGGCATGGTCATCGGGCAATACCTGCTCAAAGCGGGGTTGGCTCTATGCGACACGCCGTTTTTCTACCTCTTAACTCGCAAACATCAAGAAGAATAGCAATGTATTACGTTTCCAAACGAATGGAGATCGCGGGAAGCCATCGGCTGACCCTCTCCTACAAAAGCCAATGCCAGCAGTTGCACGGCCATAATTGGGTCGTAACGGTGTTCTGCAAGGCAAAAAAACTGAATGCCGACGGAATGGTCTGCGATTTCAAGCGGATCAAGGACAAGATTCACGGCTACCTCGATCACGGTAACTTCAACAAGCTGCTGCCGTTCAATCCGACGGCCGAGAACATTGCCCGATGGATCGTCGAGCAGATTCCCGAATGCTACAAGGCGACGGTGCAGGAAAGCGAGGGCAACGTCGCAATCTATGTCTCGGACACCAGCAAAGACGAGGAGGGCGCACTATGAGAGTAAACGAAATTTTCTACTCGATTCAAGGCGAGGGCCGCTATACCGGCACTCCGGCGATCTTTATTCGCCTTGCTGGATGCAATCTCCGATGCGATTTCTGCGATACGGAGCATCAGCCCTACCAAGACCTCACCGAAGAGGAGATCATGCGGCAAATCGCCGATTTTCCGACCTCGCACGTCGTGATTACAGGAGGAGAACCGATGTTGCAGATCACGCAATCGCTGATCCATCGACTACGCAACGGAGCGGGCAAGTTCGTACAGGTGGAAACCAACGGCACGATCCCGATCAAATGCTATCTCCCCGTCGATTGGATCACCTGCTCGCCGAAATTCGACTTTTGCCCTCATGCCGAGCTTCGGCTCCAACGCATCGACGAGCTGAAAGTCGTATATCAAGGTCAGGATATGACGGCATACGACGGCATCGAGGCCAAAGAGTACTACTTGCAGCCCTGCGATTTCAAGGACGAGGCACGGAACGCGGAAAACCTCGCGGCAACTATCAACTACATCAAATCACACCCGAAATGGAAGCTATCACTCCAAACGCAGAAGATATTATCGGTGCGCTGAAAACGCTCATCCGCGCCATCGGGGAAGACCCCGACCGCGAGGGCCTGATCGGTACTCCCGACCGCATTATGCGGATGTGGAAAGAGATATTCCGAGGCTACGATCCGAAGCAGAAGCCGAAGATCACCACATTCGCCAATGAGGAGGGCATGTCGGATATTGTATTCGACTGCGGCGACTACTATTCGATGTGCGAGCATCATATCCTGCCGTTCTTCGGCCGGTATTACTTCGCCTACATTCCCAGCCCGAAAGGACGCATCCTCGGCATCAGCAAAGTCGCCCGCGTGGTAGGCTACTGCGCCGCCCGCTTGCAGTTGCAGGAGCGGCTGGCGCGGGACATCGTGCAGATGCTTTCCGAGGCCCTGAACAACGAGGCTCTCGGCTTCGCTATCGTGATGAAAGGGCAACATCTGTGCAAGACAATGCGAGGAGTGCGGAACGACGGCAAGATGTCCGTAGCGCATTTTACGGGCGTCTTCAACTTGAACTCCGATCTACGCAAGGAATTTTACAAACTCATAGACCTGAATAGCAATGGCTAAATACAATGCGGCCAAAATCGAGGAGTGCGAGGCATGGGTAGCCGCTCATGGCCTGATCGACTACGGCGGGGCGAAGCTGAAAGAGTTTGTCCGCGAGATGGGGATCGACGAAAAGACCTATCGCCTGTGGATGAAAGGCAAACCGCAGTTCAAAGAGGCCATCGAACGGGCAAAGGAGGTTTTCAAGCAGAATCTTACCCATGATCTCGCCATCTCGCTATCCAAAGCCGCCAAAGGGTATGAGCATGAGGAAACCGAGCAGGAGTTCCGCGTCGGAGCGGACGGACAGCCGACCCCGTTCAAGATGAAGAGGAAGAAAATCCATGTGCAGCCGAACATCGGGGCCGCGATTTTCCTCCTGACGAATCTCGACCCCGAACACTATCAGAACAGGCTGCGCAACGATATAACGCTCAAAAAGGACGACGAAAAACCTATGACACTCGATGAAATCAATGCAGAAATCGCACGACTTGAAAAGTTTGAGGATAAGGCGGATAAATAATGAGATCATCTACAATCGAGGTACGCGAACAGTTGATGAGGTTGAAGCGCGAGAAATTGAAACTCGAAGCTCCGACCTCCTTTTCGCGTTTCCTCGGTTATAGTAATCCGAAATACGAGTTAGAGTGGTTCCATAAGCTCATCGCGGATCATTGCCAAATGCTGTTGGAGGGCAAGATCAAAAACCTGATGGTTTTCATGCCCCCGCAGCACGGAAAGTCGGAAATCATCTCCCGCAATTTCCCCGCATGGGCACTCGGACAAAACCCCGACCTGAAAATCGTCGGATGCTCCTACTCCTCCGACCTCGCGCAGCAGTTTTCGCGCTCGATTCAGCGAACGATAGACAGCAAGGAGTATCAGGCGATATTCCCCGAAACCTATCTCAACGGCTCGAATATCCGCACGGATTCGCGGGGTTATTTGAGGAATGTCGATCTCTTCGAGATGGTAGGACATCGAGGATTTTACAAGGCGGTCGGCGTAGGAGGTTCTTTGACAGGTACACCCGTCGATATTGCGATCATCGACGACCCGGTAAAGGATGCAAACGAGGCAAACTCCATCACTTACCGACAGCGGGTGTGGGATTGGTACAACACCGTCCTTTCGACCCGTCTGCACAATAATTCGCGGCAGCTCTTCATCATGACGCGATGGCATGAGGACGACCTCGCCGGACGCATCCTCAAAGCCGAGCCGCAGGAGTGGACGGTACTCGCCATCCCTGCGATCTGCGAACAGGAATACGACAGCGGATTGAGCGAACGGCATATCGGCGACGCATTGTGGCCGTCGCGCCACTCCATCGAGAAGTTGCAGAAGCAGAAAGCCCGTGCCCCGCGCGAGTTCAATGCCCTGTATCAGCAGCACCCGACCATCGAGGGCGGCAATATCGTGAAAAGGGATTGGTTCCGCACGATCTCGCTGGCAGAGTTCCGGTCGCTGCGGTTCAACGAGCCGATACACTTCTACCTCGATACGGCCTATAACAAGAAGAAAAAGGGCCAAGACAACGACCCCAGCGGCGTACTGGCGGCCTGCCGGATCAGGAATTACATCTATCTGATCGACGCGCAGAAAGTGTATAAAGAGATGCCCGACCTGTTGCGGTTCCTGCCTCAATACATCGCAGCGCATGACGGCAACTCCGAGAGCAAACTTCATGTCGAGCCGAAAGCCAACGGCGAGAGCGTGGTGCAGATGCTTCAAGAAATCTCGACCCTCAATGTCAAGCGGACGCCCACGCCGACCGATGATAAGGAGGTGCGATTGCGGGCCGTTTCGCCGCGCGTGGAGTGCGGGCGGGTGTTCATCGTCGAGGGATCATGGAACGACGATTTTCTCGATGAAGTATGCGGATTTCCGAGCCAGCCGCACGACGAGTTCGTCGATATTCTCGGATATGCGATAAACGACCTGTACGATGAGGACGACGATATAGACTACGACGTATTGAGTAAGTCGAGTTTAGGTATGTAAACCAATAATTTAAGGATATGATGCTATTTGATTTGTTTCGCAACTATCTCAATGCTCTTGTAGGACGAAATCAGGAGTTTGAGAAACTATTGGCCGCCAAAGACATTTCGGCGGTCAAGGAGCGCATGGGCAACCGTATGGATATGGCGATTGCCGCGCTCAAAGAGTATGAAGTAACCTCCCATGAAATCATGAAGCGGGAGGACAAGATCATCACCGACAAAAAGGGGAATTTCATCCGGTTCGAGCCGGTATGGAAGCTGCCGATCCCCTATCAGGTTTACATCAATGAAATCGCCCTCGTATTCCTCTATGGTCGTCCGGTGAAATGGACGCAGCAATCCACAGGGACAGATCGGGCGTTCCAAAAATTTCAGGATGTCATCGAGCACACTCACTTCAACAGCAAACTCCGCCAATGCAAGCGTATCGCCGGATCAGAGACCGAAAGTGCGATGCTTTTCCGCGTTTTCCGCGATGCGAACGACGCGCCGGACGTTCAGATTCGAGTGCTCGCCAAGAGCAAGGGAGATGAGATTTACACGCGCTGGGATCAATACGAGAATCTGATTTCCGTAGCATGGGGCTACTATGTACGGGAACAGGAAAACAGCCTCGTCTATCACTTCGACATCTACACCCCGAACATCATCTACCGCTGCACGCGGAAGAGCATCGGATGGGAGGTCGTCGAGGAGACGAATTTCATAGGCAAGATTCCGATCATCCTCTTCCAGCAGGACAAAGAGTGGAAAGGCGTCGAGCCGCTTATCCATCGTGAGGAATTGATCGGATCGCGCTCTGCCGATACAAACGACTATTTCGCCGATCCTATCGCTATCATGGCCGCCGACCTCATCAAGAACCTGCCGGAGAAGAAAGAGGCGGCGAAACTGCTCGTAACGAACGATTCCGAGGGCGTGGACAAGGCGGCGAAGTACCTGACATGGGATAGTGCGCCGGAAAGCAAGAAGCAGGAAATCGAATGGTTGCAGAATCATATCCTTTCCAAGTCGTTCACCCCGAATATCTCACTCGATACGCTGAAATCGTTGAGCAATCTGTCGGGAAAGGCCCTGCGGACGGTGATGTTGCTTGCCGACATCAAGGCGGCCAAGCACAAGGAAACCCACGACGAGCTATTATCGCGCACCTCTTCGCTCATTACGTCGATCATCAGCAACGTCCTCGACGTAAGTCTGAAATCTGAATGCGACAATCTGAAAATCGGGCATGAGTTCCAAGAACCGTTCGGGGACGACATCGCGGAAGCCCTCGAAAATATCATCAAGAGCCTCGACGGCGGTATCATGGCAACCGAAACCGGCGTAGAACTGAACCCTCTCGTCAAGGATAAGAAGCTCGAAATGGAGCGTCTGAAAGCCGAAGAGGAGGAACGGGCGCAGAAGCAGCAACAGATATTCGGCGACATCGAGGGTGCAGGCCCGCAATCCGCATCGGATGGCGACGACGCCCCCGACGATAATGAAAACGGAGATGAAGATGATCCGAAGAAAAAGCAGCAACAGAAGCAGAAGAAGTAGGTAGCAAATGGCAAAAAAGGCATATTCTCCCGACCCGAAAGCGGAAACCATCAAGCGCATCCAGCGCACGGAGGCTTACGCCGAGAAAGTGAGGCAGCTATTCGCCGCAACGGTGAATGAAATCCTCGCTCTCAATAAATCCGTACCGACGCTGGACGAGGGGGTCATGTACTCTTTCGACGGGGATAATATGCGAATCCAAAAGAAAGTCGAGGCATTGCTCCGGCAACTGCATTCGACGACTACGACAGCTATCAAAAAGGGGATCACGCTCGAATGGGAAAAGGCCAACGACGCATGCGATAAACTCATTTCCTCATGTTTTGGGAAAGAGGTATTATCCAGTCCGGAGTTCAGCGCATGGAACAACCGCAATATGGCGGCGATGAATGCTTTCACCAACAGAACGGAGAACGGCCTCAATCTCTCAAAACGGATATGGCAGTCGGTTCAGCAGCTCCGCGATGAAATGGAGATCGCCATGACCGTCGCCATCGGCGAGGGAGATTCGGCGCAATCCATATCCCGCAAAGTCCGGCAATACCTGAACGACCCCGACCTGATGTTCCGCCGTTTCCGCTTCAAGAAAGGCGAAGACGAGCAGGGCAAGCCTATCTACGGGCGGAAGTGGAAAAAGCGCATCAAGGACGAGAAAACGGGCAAATACCGATGGATCGACTACGACCGTAGCGACTACAAAACCGGATCGGGCGTTTACAAATCCTCGGCCAAGAATGCCATGCGCGTTGCGAGGTCAGAGACAAACATCGCCTACCGCCGCGCCGACAATGAGCGGTGGCAGCAGATGGATTTCGTCCTCGGTCAGCGCATCCAGCTATCGAAGAATCACCCGAAGAAAGACATCTGCGACAAGCTGGCAGGCGACTACCCAAAGGATTTCGTATTCGACGGCTGGCATGTGCAATGCTTCTGCTTTGCAACGCCTATCCTGATCGACGAGGACGAGATGGCGAAAGTTACGGAGGCATTTCTCAAAGGCGAGAAATACACCCCGCGAGGCAAGCAGATCTCCGAATATCCGGCTAATTTCAAGGATTGGGTACGGGATAACAAGGAGAATATCCTTGCATCCCGCGATAGAGGCACGGAACCCTACTTCATTCGCAATAACTCGGCGGCTATCGACCAGATACTCGACCCGAAGCCGAAAGAGCTTACAATCGCGGAAAAGGCGGCATTACGCCATGAGGCCCGAACGCCAGAACAGGAGGCGGCGATCCGTAATGCGTGGGCCGAACGTCAGAAGAAGCACCAGCAAATCAAGACGGCGGCGAATAACATCGCCAAAGTCGCCGGGGATTATGGCGAGGTCGATTACTCCGCCCTGCAAAAGTATATCGACGCGGGCGATCTGTCGGCCATGCAGACCGAGACCAAGAAAGTGGCGCAAGCCATCCTCGCCGCCAAGAAAGCGGAGCAGGCTCTCGCCGACATCATCCCCAATGCTCACTCATGGCATAAGCAGTTCACGATGGATCAACTGCATGGGGTGTATAATGCCGTCAAATCGAAGATCGAGAGCTGGTCGGGCCTATCCCTCGAACAGCAGGCGAAAAAGCTGCATTTCGAGGCTTTCGACTTCCTCGGCGGCAACATGAAAGGCGTTCAGGAAAAGTACCCGACATGGAAAGTATCGCAGGAGGCATACATCAAGGAGCTTAACGCCGTCAATTATAAGATTTCGCTCAAACAAGCGATGGCAGATGTCGCGCTTGTCGAGCAATGGGCCGAAGCGCATCCGAAGAGCCTCAATGTCGCAAAGCTCCTTGCCGATGCAAAGCATGCCATCGCCAACGACGAGGATATTGCTGTTATCAAGCAAAAGGTTTCACTCGCAGTCGCCGAGAAGCAAAAACGCGAGATGGAGCAGGCACGGCGCGACGCGAAAAAGGTCATCAAGTCTCTCACCTTGCCAAATATCAGCAAGGCGGAGATAAATCGACTTCTCGACCAATATGAATCCGAGACATTCGATGATGCAGATGCCCGATTGCGCTCCATGACCGGAAGCATATGGAAGAGCCTGACGAAAGAGGAGCGGATCATCCTGACAAAGTACACGCAGACTTACAGCTATCTGAATGAGCCGCTGCGAGGACAGACCTATTACGGGGCACGAGGCAACGATGAGTTTGAACACGACCTGCCTATCCTAACGAGGGCACTTGAAAAGTTCTCCATGCCTCAAAATACCGTCGTCAGACGCGGCGTCGGCAGCTTCGAGATCAACGAACTCGGCTATGGCCTCGGAGATCTGAAAGTTGGGGATATATTCGTTGATAAAGGGTTCCTCTCGACGGCAATCCATAGGTCAGGAGGATTCAGCGATTCATACAATTTGGTGATCGTGGTTCCCAAAGGAGCAAAAGGCGTTTATGCCGAACCGTTTTCTCATTATACCGACTATAACAAATTCGAGTATGACGGCGAAATATGGGACGGAGAATCGGTCGAATCGGTAAGATCGGAAAAGGAGTGGATCGGACAGCGAGGCAGCCAATTCCGAGTTCTCAAAAGGCAAGGCAGAACGATCTATCTGCAAATGATCGGACAGCTCAAATAAACAAAGGGAGCGCGATTGCGCTCCCTTACTTGTAGTATCGCTTGTAGAATTTCTTGAACGGCTCGACACAATCCATCATCGACGACATATTGCCCTGTGCATAGCGATTAAACAGCAGGGATTTCAAGGTAATCGGCACTCCGTCCGCATTCTCGAACTCTGCCAATCCGACCGCAGTATATTCGTCGAGATTTCGACTTTCAGAGGCATTCACATCGCCTCTTGCAATGACCGCCATAGTGTCGTGAACCCATGTCCGCTCGTAAAGCCAAAGCATCATTTTGTTTTGATCTTTCCCCTCGTATGGGTTCTCCCGCTCGCCCTTATAATAGCGGCAGTATTGCAGTAAATCGGATTCTTTCATCAGTACGTTGCATAAAATTTCTTAATAACATTCCGCATATCTTCCGGCAGGTAGCTCATCGCGGCCTCTATGGTCGTAAGATTGACACCGAAACGGGCCTTTGCGAGCGATCCGACGATAGCTCCGAGCGTATCGCTATCACCGCCGTAGAGAATGGCCTTGCGGATTGCGTCCTCGAATGAATCGCTCTCTTTGATGATATGAAAGGCCAGCGGAACGCACCCCTGACACGTTTCGTCGAACTTACCCCTCGGAATGAGGTGATGCTCCCAGTCCGCACCGTAGAACATCCCAACCATTTCGAGGGCCTGATTGAGGGCCAAAACATCGCAGAAAGGATCGCAACTCCGCATCAGGTAAATCGCCCGTGCAATCACCATCGCCCCGATGATTCCGTCGGGATGGTCATGCGTGATCTTCGCCGTTTCCATCGCCTGCCGAATCACCTCCTGCTCCGTATCGAACGCATAGGCGACAGGGCTGACCCGCATCGCCGCGCCATTACCGAAACTGTTATACGGCTGGGGATCGGGAGAATTGAGCCACAAGGCGAAAGACGCCCCGTATGCACCCATCGGATTAGGGTATTTCCTGCACCAGCGCAGGATGCTCGTCCGATAGTCCTCTCCGCGCAGTATCGCATCGGCTACCGCCACCGTGCAAATCGTGTCGTCGGTAAAGCTGCACTCCGGGGAAAACAGCGCGAAATTTCCATCCCGCGTATTGTTGAACTCGAATCGAGAGCCTACTATGTCACCAATTATCGCACCTATCATATCAAAAATTTTTAGAATCTATCACTTCGTCTATATCCAGCACCCCGTCGGCATTTTCTTTCATCGTATGCAGGTAGATATAGCCATTTCGGTAAAATGAAACCTTTGCCAGCTTTTCACGATACATAGCCTCCGCTTTCGCTCTATCGACGAAATACAGATGCGTAACGAGATCGTATGAATCCGCAACATAGGTCAGCCGATATACCATGCTATCCATCGCACTCCGATTTTAATGACCGTCCTCTCGTCTTGCGCTGGATTTGCCCGATGCGGATGAGGACTTTCTTGTTCTCGTATTCGCTTCTGCCCCTCGTCGCATTCGTGAGGGACTTGTATGTGATGCCGACCGCCCCGATAGGAACGGTATCGTAGATCGCTTTCAGGGAACCGAAGTAGAAGTCGGTTTCGCCGTTGTACGGCTCCTTGAACTGCAAATGCACTATCTTCTTTGCTTCCATAATCCAATACTTGTGCAAATTTACCGCTTTTCCGGCGTTCTGCCACGCTTTCGCGCAAGAATCGATCAATCTACCGACCCGACCGCAGATATTCGAAAATTGGCGGCATTTTCATTTTTCTTTTTTCGCGGAACTTTTTTCTTTTTCAAAGGATGAATTTACGAGGGTCTTGCCCGATGGTTGATCCTATAATTTTGCATCGAAAAAACTTCCCCTCTATCTTTTTAATATATCTATATATTCTTATCTTCTGTGCAGGGATCGTTGCACCCGTCGTTGCAGGGGTCGTTGCTGTACCCATTGCACCCCGTCGATATATAAGACCGATATTCAGGACAATACCCGCATCAAACATCGTTGCACCCTATTTGTGGATAAAATACTCTATCGCCGAATGCACGAGGATAAAATGCGTGGCGGTCTGCCTGCATTGATCCGCCCACGGATTGTATAGGTTCAAAGCCAACGCACGATACAACTCCGGAATTTCGCTTTTGACGCGCGATACCAGCATCCTATAACTGACCCTCCTTGCACCTTTCATAAGGGCCTCCCATTTTGAAGACGGGAGACCCTCGCACGTTGCATCGAGATACATGGCTAAATTCCGAATTGCTCCGACAAGAACCCGACCATCGCCCTGTTCTGCGGCAAAAGGGCCGGAATATCCATCGTATCGGCTTTATACAACTCCGTTGCGCCGTTGTATAAATCCCATACCGTGACCTTGCCGTTCTGATAGTAGCGATACATCATATCCTCGGTAAGCCGCGAGATTTGCGACTGATTGAGCGGATAGGTGCGGTTCTCCCTGATTTCTGCGATATGAGTATCGCATTTAACGCGGAGGGCGGTCAGCATCCCGATCAACGTAAACATCTGCTGCGCGTCGATAGGGATTTGCTTCATCCGCTCGATCTTCTCCCGCTCGGTAACGACGATTCGGCGGGCATCGACGATCCATGACTTCACGATGTCGAGGATTTCGGGAATCGTTACGCCATTGCCCCGTCCCTGTCCTTTCTCCGAATAGGTCGAGATATATTGATCCGCGCAGAGCATACATTGGTTGTGGCAGATCATCACCATATTGCCGAATCCGACCTGTATTCCTTTCTGATGAAATGCGACGGCAAGATTGGTCGTATGATCTGCATCATCGAAATTCGTGATGCGAATGTTGGCGAATACCCGACGGAGGATATGCGCTTCGACGGCCCGCTCTCCGTATTGGGCCTCTACCTGCGGCAAGAGGACGACACCCGGAGTATTGCGGTCTTTATTCTGCGCTGCAAAGAGGTCGTAAACCTCGACATCATAATTCTGCGCGTTGCACATGCCGATAATCTGATTCAGCAAATCATAGTGGTAAATGCCCCGTAGCGGCTTGCCGTAGATGTCGTTCTCCTTGTGGGTTCGCGCCAGTTGATCGAGGGAGAGGGTCTGCACCTTTGCTTTCTCGAAGTCGAAAAATTTGTTGTTCAATGTCGTTTCCATAATGCGTTGAATTTTAATTTATAATCGTTCAATAGTCTTTGCTACTTCCTCACCCCAATACCCGACGATAAGGTCATAGGCTTCTTTATCACCATCCCATGCGATCATGCACTCGTGGTTATTGTATTCGTAGAAATAAACCTCCTGCGGATCGCATTCTTTCGGGATAGCCGCCCGGCTATCGTCGTAGAACTTGAAGAATGCCGCAAGTCCGTCCTTTGTACCGAAAGCTCCCGTGTCCTTATCTTGGCATATTTTATCGCCGTCTTTGATGTGTCCGAGTTCTACCAAATGCTTGTATCCCTCGGCGAACTGTTCTCTGCTAAAAGCGAAGAAAACCCCGCATTTATCAGCATCGGGATGCTCGTTCTTGATCGCCTTGTAGCGGTCGATAGTTTGGGCGTTCAGCATTACAACACCCCCGTCGTAATTACCCCAATCCCGATAGTATCGGAGTTCGCCCCGCGTGGTCTTGACCGTCTTAATATCTTTCTCTTCCATATCTGTTGCGTTGATTATTATTCGTCGATTCTGTCCTCCATGAGCGTAAAGCAGGATTTCGGAGGACGCCGTTTGAATTTTCCCCATGCCTTGCGCCGGGCCTCGGCCGCCGTTTTGGCTTTGACCGTATAGGACTGCGACCACGTCATATCGACCGTAACCTCGTAGGTTCTTGCCGTCTTTTTCGTTGCCATGATCCTACTGCTTTTGAGAGAGCCATAAATCCCGCTTTGCGCGGCAGCTATCGAGGGATACCCCGACGCAGGAGAAAAGCTCGCCGCTCTCCGTGCGGTAGTCGTATTGCCATCTTTTGACCGTTTTCCGGCCGATTTTGGCCGTGAAACTTGTGTAGTTCTCTCGCCCCGGCTGGCAGACGGAACACCCGTTTACGTTGATTGAATTTGCCATTGTTGAGTTGAATTTTTAAGGTTTGCGATTATTGCTCGGCCTCGAAATCATCGACGATCTCGAATGCGTCGGTTTTGAGGGCCGTGTCCGGTTCCCCGTCGAACTCGTTGTTGTTCTTCGTGCAGAGCCTCATATTCTGATGCGAATAGTCCAAACTTATATCCACGACATACGTCCCTTTCTGCGTTTGGAATACCTCCCGATCCCATGAATCGAATCCTACATGCTTGATTTTGATCTTTTCCATACTTGCGATTATTTGAGATTATTTTTCAACCAAACCCTATCGACCTCCCACAAGGGCAGGCCCTTGATGATTTTCCGACGGATCACCTCTTTCATGCCAATCAAATCGGCCGCTTTGATATGGAGGGTAATGTCGCCGAATTTCTGCGCTCTTTCGAGGAGGAAGTCCGCCATTTGGGACTTCCATTCATGCAGGCTTTCCGCCTTGGCCTGTCTTGCTTTATCCATGATTATGCGTTGATTAGGTTCATTATCTGTTCGAGCTTTCTTTCGAGAGCGTATCGCTTTTCGCACTCTTCCGCATATTTCTTGTAAAACTCATCGTGCTTGGCCTTTTCCGCGTAATACTTATCCTGATAGGACGTTGCGAGTTCTACCTGCCGATCATAGCTCTCTTTTTGCACTCTGATCTTTTTCTTCAATTCGGCGATTTCGATCACCATTGACCGGGAAAGATCGAGATGCCCTTTCTTGGTGGCGAATGGTTTGCAGAACTCGTCCTTGTCCTTATCCGAGGACATATACACCCCGTTCCATACCTCAAAAATTCCGTCCGATACATTCAAGCCAACTCTTTCGGTAAACTCTTCTCGTGTCATAGCCTATTATAAATTTTGGTCGTTATTTATTACTTATTAAGTATCTGTTTGATGATGCAAATATATAGCCAACTATTATAGTAAGCAACTTTTTTCGCAGAAAAAGTGCGCTCAAAATCAGTCAAAAACGTGTATTTACGGATAACTATATCATAACCACACAGATAATTTTTGTCGAAATTTTAGATACCTAATAGATATTTTTCATTACCTTTGTCCGTAACGATACGTTTTAACAATTTTTTTCGACTATGAAAAAGAAATTTCGCAAGCTCTTATCCGAAAAATGCAAGGATATGGGACTGACTGACAAGGCACTCGACGACCTCGTAGAGATCGGGGCGGAGGGTCTTGCCGACGATGCCTCGGACGAAGACATCGCCGCGAAAGTGGATTCGCTCGTGCCCTATGCAAAGGCAATGCAGGGGGAGATCACGAGGAAGACGCAACGTCCGAAACCGCAATCAAAGAAACCGCAATCCAACGACGAGGGCGAAGATGAGGGCGGAAATGAAGATGAGGCCCCCGAATGGTTCAAGCCTTTCCAAAAAAAATTGACCGATCTCGAAACCGAGAACGCCGCGCTCAAAGCGGAAAAGGCAAAGACCACGCGACAGGCCGAAATCTCGGCAAAGGCTAAAAAGCTCGGAATCCCCGACTACCTGATGAAGCGAGTCTCATTCGCAGAGGATGCAGACCTCGACAAGGAGCTGGCGGATTACAAGCAGGAGTTAGTCACCAACAACCTCATGCCCAAGGAGCAGGCGCATGAAACAGGAAGTAGCAAGGAGGCAATGGAAGCCGACGCCAAGGCTTGGGCCGAAAGTCTTCCCAACAAGTAACAGCTCCGAATCATTCACCCCTTAAATTGATTGCAACAATGGCTATTGATTTCAAGAAAACGCAGCTATCGGGCCACACGCCCGAAATTTGGCGCGGCGAGTGCAAGATTCTGCCGGGCGGCTTCAAGCCGGTGCAGAACTTCCCCGTCGGAACGGTGTTGCATCGGGGAACTCCTATCTATGTCGATTTCGAGGCGATGAGTGCCGCCGTTTGCAAGACCGCCAAGGTTCTCAAAGGAGGCACGACCACCGCGCCCCGCGTCGCCAAAGGGCATTACTTCGTCGCAGGCGACGTAGTAATGAAACTCGGAGTAACCGACAAATCCCCGATCATCAAGTCCATCGACACGGCCAATGCCGGGTACGATGTCATCACGTTCGCATCCGCCATCGCAGGGCTGGCCGAGGGCGACATCCTCGTAGAGGCAACCGAATATGCCGAAACAGGCGGAGGTTCGGGTTCCGACCCCATCCCTGCCGCGCCTCGCTATACACCCAACATGGTTGTCGGAGCGGCCAAGGAGTTCACCGGAAAGGGCCTCCCGACGATTGATGCCGCATACGAGGCGGTAGTCCTCTATCCGAGCCTGAACTTCCCTTTGCTGGAAGACTGGCTCATCAATCCCGGCAAGGTATGCCTCAAAGCAAACCCGAACATTCTGTTCATTAAACAGTAACGATCATGCCCGAAATTCTTTATAGCTCAATCTTTGGCGCATTGACGCAGCACGTACAAGCTCGCTTCGATGCCGCCTCGAAACTGCACAAGCAGCTTTTCGACAACGTAATCTTCGAGCGTTTCCTCGACTGGGACACCCCGACTATCGGCCTCGACTTCGAGGAGATCATCGGTCAGTACAACATCACTGTTGCTGCTCCGACCATCGGCGATCAGTCGAAAGAGGCTATCCTCGGTACGGAGGGGTTGGAAACCGTGAAAGAGCGCATCCTCAATCATGCCGTAACGCTGCCGATGACGATTCAGGACTATCGTAAGGTTCTGCAAATCCTCGACAGCAAGTCGCTCCCCGACAAGGCAAAGACGGAGCAGCTCATCAAACTGATGTGGGGCAGTTCGACGACGGTCGTAAGTTCCGTTCTCGCAAAGCTCGACATCCTGTTCCTGCGCCCGCTCTCGAACGAGGGTATCGTCGAACTCGACGACAACATCAACCCCGAAGGTGGCGTGCGCGGCACGATCAACTTCAACCAGCCCGCCGAGAATATCGCGTCGTCCAAAACCCCGTGGACGGATGCCAATCTCGACACGGTGGACTGCTTCGAGGACGTGCAGGGCATCATCGACGCCGCACAGGACAAAACCGTATTCGGCAAAATCCTCTGCGCTCCGTCGCGCATCTCCTACATGTGCCGCAGCAAGAAGATCAAGCAGATGATCTGGGGAACCGACAAATCTGCGAAGATCGTGCAACTGAAAGACCTGAACGCCTATATGCAGGAGAACAGCTACCCTGTTTTCGAGCCTATCCGCCGTCAGGTTCGCATTCAGAAAGGCAAACTCCGCGTCCCCTATACGCCGTGGAACGAGAAGAACATGGTTTTCATTCCCGACGGCAAGCTCGGCATCGTCAAAAACGCATGGGCGAACAACGAGCTGAAACAGGAGGCCGGAGTAGCGTACTCCAACTACGGGCGTATCCGCGTCTCGCAATGGGGCGTGGGCGAAACGCAGGGTAGCAACGGCGTTGAGTTCACCAAGGCCGAATCGCTCTCGTTGCCCGTAATTACGGAAATGAACGGCATCTACACCCTCAAAACGCAGCAGTAGCCGTGGATAACCTTACCGCAACGAGGAGTTTGTGCAATGCGATAGCAAACACATTCTATCCTGATAACGCGACCATCGAATTTGCGCTCTTCAACGAGGGCATCGACGCAAAGGCCGAGGCGACCCCGAAAGACCCTATGATCTTTCGGGTTGCCGCCCGCCTTGTCATCGGATATGTCGAAAACAGCCGCTCCGAGAACGGCGTATCGACCTCCGTAATGAGCGAGGAAGCCCTCAAACAGAGCCTTTCGATTTGGTGCGGCTATTATGGTCTCAATGCGGATGAGGTTCTTTCCGACTATATGCGCGTGATCGAGGACGGCACGCATCTATGGTGATATGAGATACAACGGCACATTGCGCTACGAGATACTCACCGGGGGCGGTATCGACGAATGGGGCGAGCCTATCAAGGCACAATCCGCATGGAGCGAGGCTATCCCCTGCTCCATCAAGACCAACAGCGATAACCGCAAAGGGCGTTACGAAGACGGCGAATTTCGGCAGGCTTCGTTTACGATCCTTGTTGAGTGCATCCCTTTCCCCTACAATCGGGTGAAACTCGAAAGGATGGGCGAAAATCTCGGCGAATACCGCGTGATGAACGCCGAACCTCTCACCACCGTAGGCAGAACTCAAATCGTGGTGTGATATGGCGAAAGTCGCTACCTCGCACGGCAAATACAAGGGCGTCATCGTCAGCAAAACGGACATGCGCAAGCTGAAAGCCGGATTGCAGGCCAAGATGAAAGACATCGTCGCCTTGCTCGTGAAGCAACTCTCTTTCATCGGGGAGGAGTGCATACGAATCGCCCGCGAGAGTGGCAGCTACAACGATATTACCGGCAATTTGAGGTCATCAATAGGCTATGTGGTGCTTGTGGACGGGAAGCCCGTCGTGACGGGAGCCTCGAAGCAATACAGCGGCAAGGATGGCAACGGCGAAGCCGGCCCGCCCGCCGCCGAAGCATTGCTCCAAAGTCTGCAAGCGAAATTTCCGTGGGGCGTGGTTCTGATCGTCTGCGCAGGCATGAAATACGCCGCGTATGTCGAAGCAGTCCACCACAAGGACGTTCTCACCTCCGCCGAGTTGAAAGCCGAATCGCTTGCCAAGAAATTACTCAACGGTCTAATCGAATAGCGAGATGATAAAAACGGAGATGCAGATTGAGCGGGATTTCTATTCTTTCGTCAAGAATAGCGACCTCGGAAAGGCCATCAAAGGAAAGGTTTACCGACCCGAAATGCGCCCTGCCAATGCCACGACGGAGGATTTGATCGTCAAGTTCCTCGCAGGACTTGATGAACAGGTACAAACGGGCGTGGTGATCTTCAATCTCTATGTCCCCGATATACCTCATGCCGACGGCCGGATGGTTCCCGACAAGAACCGCATCGGCAAGTTGGAGGAGCTGCTTCTCGCATTCGTAGAAACCGCAGGTGGTACGGAATACTGGCTCGAAACCGATACGACACCGACGACGATGCGCAACGAGGAAATAGAGCAGCATTTCATATACGCAAGAATCAAGTTTAACCGCATAACAGAATAGGATTATGGCAAAGAAAATCATCATGTCGTGGTCGAAGTGCAAAATCGAAGTCGGCAAGACCGGCGACGACGAGGCGATGGCCGCCACTCTGACCGATGTAGGGACGATCAACGACAAATCGACGACGCTTGCCACCGAGGACGGCGAAACGCTGACCGCAACGGCAACGGGCGGGATCGTGGTTGCCGAAGAGGAGGGCGAGCCGGTCGTTACCCTGACGACCCGCGTCAAGGAGATGGACTTCGACAAGGAAAAGATGTTCAACGGGGCAGAGGTCTCGGAGGACGGCGACGAGCTGACCGTCAAGACCAACGTCGTATCGGACGACTTTTCCGTGAAGCTCACGCCCAAGAATATCGGTGCTATCGGCATCAAGATTCGTCGGTCGCATGTTTCGTTCCGACCGGGCAGCTCCGAGGAGGAAGGATCGTATGTCGATCTCACGTTCAAGGTGCTCGCCTGCTCCGACGGGGAGCTTTACAAGAAGTTCCGCGTCAAGGCCGCAGACTGGGCCGCGCAAGCAGGGGCATAACATCGCAAGATGCTGACAAGCGGAAAGACGCCCTTTGCGGTTGGAGGAGAAACCGCAATCCGGAGGGTTGGCAGAGTGGCTGAATGCACCTCACCGCTAACGAGGCAAGCCGTCAGGCTTCGGAGGTTCGAATCCTCCACCCTCCGCAATTTTATTCAGAATATGGAACAGACTACTATCGAAAGCCGCGTCGCATCGGCCATACTCGAAAGAAATGTAGGGAATATCGAGATTGAGGGTGTCACCTACGAAATAGCGCCGCCGTCTATCGCAACGCTCATCGTCGTTTCGGAGTTCATCGCCTCCCTCCCGATTGTGGAGAAAGTGGAGAAAACCGAGATCGTAAATTCCGTACTGCATCATGCGCGGTTTTTCCGGCCTCTCGGCGACATCGCGGCGACGCTTATCCTCGGAGCGAAGAGCCTCACCGAGGAGCGCGTCGTCGTGCAGGAGAAACGCTATTTGTTCGGTCTCATCAAGCGCAAGAGCAAGAAGAAAATCAAGATCGACAAACGGGCGGAACTCGCCAAAGCCATTTTAGAGAACGTCCGTCCGACGGTTCTGTTCAACGTCGTCGTACAACGGCTTCAAGACATGGAGATCAGCAGTTTTTTCGCCATTACCACTTCCCTGTCAGAGGCGAATATCCTCAAACCGACAAAGGAAGTGGTAAAAGGCTGAACGACAGCATTTGGGCTACCGTTCTCGGAATCGCAAGAACGCTCGGAGTAACAGAGAAATACGCTTTATACGACATCAGTTATGTAAACGCGATCATGTATAGCCGTGCAATGCCGATGCCCGGCGACAAAGGCGAGAACGGCAACGCGCCGCTTTACGATGGCAGTAAAGACGCGAATAACCCTGAAAATTTCACGGATTTCACAGATGACGAGGAGATTGTAAGAATATGAAAAACGACGACGGCGCATTAAGTTTCGGCACGGCGATAGATATGTCCGGCTTCGATGCCGGCATCGAGCAGATCGAGGGGAAAGTCGCTGGATTGACCTCCAATGTTGAAGTTGAGACTTCCAAAATCTCTCAACTGCTCGCCAACGTCCCGACCTTGAATATCGAAGTCGTCACAAATGCGTCGCAATCCCTTTCCACCATCGACACCGCATACGCCGAACTCGACCGAGTGATTGACACCAACCGCTCGTCCGTATTGGCGTTGGAGGAGCAATATCGGCAGCTCGGCTCCGAAATCTCGAATCTCGGACGGCAGGCCGCAACTCCCGCTATTCAGGCCGAATACGATGCCCTCAAACAGCAGCAGACGGCGATCAAGGAGAATATAGCGTTACGCAAGAAAATCGTTACCGAGGCCGAGAAAGTCGGCGACGAACTCTATCAGACCGAACAGCGGTTGAAGAAAGAGGCCGCGGCCGCCGAAAAGAGTGCCAACAGCCAAGTATCGCTCCGCACCCGATTGAGGCAATTACGGGAAGAACTCGTAATGATGGAGGCATCGGGACAGCGCGGCACGGCACAGTATCGCGCCTTGCAGGAAGAGGCGGGAAAACTCACCGACGCATGGGCCGACGCCACGGCGCAGGCAACGATCCTCGCCCATGACCAGCGCGGTATGCAGGGTCTTATTTCGGGACTTTCAGGTGTCGCAGGGGCTTTCTCCGTAGCACAGGGCACGATGTCGCTTTTCGCGGGCGAGAATGAGGATTTGCAAAAGATCATGGTCAAGGTGCAATCCCTCATGGCTATTACCATCGGATTGCAGCAGATACAGCAAACCCTCAATAAAGATTCGGCATTCACCCTCGTTACCTTGAATGGTCTCAAAGAGTGGTGGAACAAGCTCACGGGACA